GGTAAAAATTACTGGACATAGGCCCCAGACCCCCCACCTTTGCGGGGAGGTCCGGGGCCTTGCTATATACATCGAGAGAGGAGGGACGATGATGGCAAGAGATCCTAAGCCAATCACCGAGCAGGGCGAGACCAGACGACTGAATCGGGTGTACAAAAACTTGCCGGCCAACAAAAGAGCCGTGGCGCAGGGCTTGATCGTCGAGGCGGCCCGTCTCCGCGTGCTCCTCAATAAGCTGTGGCAGGACATCGAGGTAAATGGGATGACGGAGCCTTTCAGTCAGTCTCCGGAGGCGGAACCTTACGACCGGGAGCGTCCTGCTGCCCGTCAGTACTATCAGGCTGACAAGGCATACCAGACAATCATCAAGCAGCTTGATTCCATGGTGCCGGTAGACACTCCGGGATCAAAGGACAGCAAACTGGGAAAAATCCTGAGAGGTCTGGACGATGACGACGAGTAATGCCATATACGAGTATTACCAGCAGATCAAGGATGGCTCGATCACTGTCGGCAAGTATGTGCTCGCCTGGTATGAGCTGATCATCCGTGGCCTGGAGGAGCGCCGGTGGGAGTACTCACAAAAGCGCGCCAACCGGGTGATCCGCTTTGTCGAAAATTTTTGCCACCACCACGAGGGCGCGCTGGCCCCGCAACTGATCCGCCTGGAACTCTGGCAGAGGGCTTTTCTCTCTGTGGTCTTCGGAATCGTCGACAGCTCGGGCCACCGGCAGTTCAGGGAGGTCTTCCTCGAGATCGGGCGGAAGAATGGAAAGACACTGCTTGCCGCGGCGATCGCGGAGTATATGATGACCTTTGACGACGAGTATGGTGCACGCGTCTTTTTTTGTGCTCCAAAGTTGGACCAGGCGATGTTGTGCTATAACGCCTTTTATCAGATGATCCAGGGCGAGCCGGAGATCTCCATACAGTGCAAAAAGCGGAGGACGGATGTGTACTTTGCGGCGACAAATTCCTCAGGCCAGCCGATCGCATTCTCCGCCAAGAAATCCGATGGCCTCAATCCGCATCTGGCCGTGTGTGACGAGATCGCTGCATGGCAGGGTGATCCAGGTATCAAACAATATGAGGTGCTCAAGTCCGCTTTGGGCGCGAGGTCTCAGCCGATGATCCTGTCCATCTCCACCGCCGGCTACATCAATGACGGCATCTTTGACGAGCTGCGAAAACGCAGCACATCCGTCCTCATGGGCACCAGCAAGGAGTCGCGGCTGGCTCCTTTTTTGTATGAGGTCGACGATCCAGAGCGATGGAACGACATCAATGAGCTTCGGAAGTCCCTGCCGAATCTGGGTGTATCGGTATCCGTTGATTATATGATCGAGGAGATTGCGGTCGCCGAGTCATCACTGCCTAAAAAAGCCGAGTTTTTGTGCAAGTATTGTAATGTCAAGCAGAATAGCAGTGTGGCATGGTTTGATGCACAGACGATCAAGAAGGCTTTCGGATGGAGCTATACCCTGGAGGACTTCCGGGAATGCTATGCTCTGGGCGGCATTGACCTGTCCCAGACCACAGACCTCACCGCCTGCTGTGTGCTGATTGAGCGCGAGGGCATCATCTGGGTGTTTGTCCAGTTTTTCATGCCGGCGGAAAAGCTGAGCGAGGCATCCGCTCGGGACGGGATCGCATACGGAGCCATGGTGGAGCGCGGGATTCTCAAACTGTCCGGCGACAATTTTGTGGATTACAAGGACTGTTACCAGTGGTATGTCGATCTTATCCGAAAGTACAAGATTTACACCTTACAGATCGGATATGACCGTTACTCTGCTCAGTACCTTGTGCAGGACCTTGAACAGTACGGATTCCACATGGAGTCTGTATTTCAGGGATTTAATCTGACAGGGATCCAGGATAATCTCGAGGGCATGCTCAAAAACGGACAAATCAGATGTGCGGATGATAATGACCTGCTTAAGCTGCATTTCTTAGATGCGGCGCAGCTCACAGAGGCAGGAACCAGCGCGCACGCCAGAAAAAAGCTGGTCAAACTGAAAAAGAATGCACACGTTGACGGTGTGGCCTGCATCCTTGACGCGCTGTGCATGCGTCAAAACCACTGGTCAGAAATGGGACAAAAGCTCCAGAATTTGAGGGGTTAATATGGGATTTTTCGAGAAGATTTTTGGCCCAAAAAAGCCGAAAGAGGCGGAGCAGTCGGCCAGCAAAAGATTTGATTTTTTGGAGGGCTATACTCCCGCATTTCGGAGCTTTAATGGATCAATCTATGAGTCAGAGCTGATCCGTGCAGCAATCGACGCCCATGGGCGTCATGCTGCAAAACTCAAGCCGGTGCTGGAGGGCTCGGCAAAGCCAAATCTCCGGAGCAGACTGGCGATCATGCCAAATCCTTGGCAGACATGGCCACAGTACCTGTACAGACTGGCAACCATACTCTATTGCCGCAATACTGCATTCTCTGTCCCGGTGTTTGGTGAGTATGGCGAGATCAACGGCATTGTGCCGATTGCTCCGACATCGTGGGAGCTTGTCGAATACCAGGGCGAGCCATACATCCGCTTTATGATGGATAAGGGGCGCCGGATCGCAATCGAGCTGAACCATGTCAGCATCCTGACAAGATACCAATATAGAAATGAGCTCTTTGGAGAAAACAATGACGCGCTGCGGCCCACACTCGATCTCATCGAGATCCAGCGTCAGGGGATCACTGACGGCGTTAAAAATCATTCGACCTATAAATTTACGGCAATAAGTAATAACTGGTCGAATGACGAGGACCTGGCCAAAGAAAGACAACGCTTTAACAATTACAATTTCCGCGGAGAAACTGGCGGCGTGTTGATCTTCCCAAACACCTTTAAAGATGTGAAGCAGATCAATCCGACGCAGTACACGGTAAACGCTGACGAGGCAAAGATGATCAAGGACAATGTTTTTGATTACTTTGCCGTCAACGAGGATATCATCCAAAATAAATCAATCGGTGATGCCTGGCTTGCTTTTTACGAGGGCGCCATCGAGTGGCTGGCAATAAATCTCAGCGACAGTCTGACAAGGATGCTTTTTACAGAGAGGGAGCGGCAATTTGGCAATTGTGTGTTTTTCACGGCCAACCGCCTGCAGTATATGTCCACCAAGGACAAGCTTGAGATGGTAACACAAACCGCAGACCGCGGACTGATGACTGTAAATGAATTGCGGGATATCCTTAACCTCGCGCCTTTGCCTGAGCCTCTGGGCTCGCGGATCCCTGCGCGCGGAGAGTACTATGCGATAAATGAGGAGGCAGAGCAAAATGCCGCAGACAACCAATAGAGAATACCGCCGGATTGACGTCCACGATCTGGAAGTCAGGGAGGAGCAGGACGGCCGCATGATCGTCGAGGGCTATGCCACCACTTTCAACCATCGTTATGTTTTGTTCGAGGGTGGCGGATATGTTTTTGACGAGGAGATTGATCCGCATGCCTTTGACCATACCGATATGAGCGACGTGATCATGCAGTATGATCATCAGGGACGCGTTTTTACCAGGACAAAAAACAACACCCTGGAGCTTCACCCTGATGATCACGGTCTGCATATCCGTGCATACCTGGAGGGGACTGATATCGGCCGCCAGCTGTATCAGGAGATTAAAGGTGGATACACTGATAAGATGAGTATCGGCTTTAAAGTGAGCGGTGAGAAGAGATCAGAAGAACAGATAGGCGAAAAGATCTACTATCATCGTCTGATCACGGGATTCAAAAAAATTTTTGACGTTTCAGCCGTATCATTGCCTGCCAATGATGCGACCGAGATCAGCGCGCGGAGCTACTGTGACGGAGTGATTGCGGAGCTCGAGGCGGAGAGACTGGCTGCGGAGCAGCGCGCGCGGACCATCCAAAAAATCAAAATCATGATGGAGGTATAGAATCATGAGAACCATCGACGAAATCAACTCGCGCCTTGAAGAGATCCGCGGCCTGCTGGATCAGCCGGATGCCGATCTCACCGCCCTCCAGGAGGAGGTCACCAGTCTGACCGCTGAGCGTGAGCAGCTGCGTGCTGCAGCTGCGGAGGCCCAGGAACTGCGCAATCGTATCGCCCAGAGCCTGGGCACGGTGCTCAGCAACATGCCGGAAGAGTCTCGCTCACAGGATGACATCGTCAACACTCCGGAGTACATCGACGCATATGCGCGCTACATCCGGACGGGTGATGCTGCTGAGTGCCGGACCCTGCTGACCGTCAACGCCTCCGGTGAGGTGCCGGTCCCGCAGCTTGTCTATGACATTGTCAGGACCGCCTGGGACAACGATGAGATTCTTTCTCGCGTCCGCAGGACCAACTTCCGCGGCAATCTCAAAGTGCCCTTTGAGATGGATACTGATCCTGCGTATGTCCATACTGAGGGCACCAGCGCGCCCACTGAGGAGGACCTGGACATCGGTATTGTGACCATGATCCCGGCCAACATCAAGAAGTGGATCCGGATCAGCGATGAGGTCGTGGCCATGGGCGGGGAGACTTTCCTCCGCTATGTCTATGACGAGGTTACCTATCAGATCATCCACAAGCTGTCCGCTTTGGTCATCGGTGACATCGTCTCTGCAGGAACTTCTCACACCAGCTCTGCTATCGGTATCCCGAAGAATGCCATCGCGCCCAGCGTTGTGGCGATTCCGACCGCCGCGGCGTATCTGTCCGATGAGGCGGGCACCCCTGTGGTCATCATCAACCGTCTGACTCATGTGGCATTTATCGAGGCTTATGCGGCGGGTAACTTCGCTGTCGATCCTTTTGCAGGCATGAAGGTCCTGTACACCAATGCCCTCCCGGCATACAGCGCAGCGTCTACCAATGACGTGTATGCCATCGTCGGCGATCTGCAGGGTGCACAGGTCAACTATCCCGAAGGAGAAGGCGTGGTCATCAAGTATGATGACATGAGCGAGGCCGAGGCCGATCTCGTCAAGGTCGTCGGTCGTCAGTATGTGGCGCATGCTGTCACTGCTCCCGGACGTTTCTCCAGGCTTTCCAAGCCCGCGGATCCGGTGACCACCTGATGATGGTCCGGCTGATCCGCGACGCACGTATCACACACAAGGCGGGGGACATCGTTGAGGTGTCCCCTGCCGTTTATGACTTTCTGGTCTCTACTGGCTCCGCGGAGGCATTGACACAGGCGGGACCGGAAAAGCCCGCACCAAAAAAGACACCAAAGAGGAGCACAACTGCAAAATGAGATTGCTGATTGCCATCCCCTGCATGGACCAGATGGCCACGCCGTTTGTGGAGTCACTGACCAGGCTGATCGTCCGCCTCAAGGATGACGGTGTCAACTTTGAGGTCAAGATCATCTCCGGGACACTGGTGTACATTGCTCGTGACAAGCTTGCCAGTTATGCGATACAGCAAAACTGCACACATGTCCTGTGGCTGGACTCAGATGTGGTTTTCGGCCCTGATTTGCTGGATGATCTGCTTTTTTCGGAGACAGATCATATTGTGACAGGGATCTACCACACCAGGCGCGCGCCATATGTCTCCACCGTTTTCAAGTCCATCGATCCGGTGATCCGCTTTGAGCGGGATGAGTATCCTCACTCACCGTTTACGGTGGCCGGCTGCGGCTTTGGCTGTGTCCTCATGCGGACACAGGTGCTGCGGGATGTCATGATGGCTCATAAGACATGTTTCTCCCCCATGCTCCATATGGGGGAGGACATTGCATTTTGTAAGAGAGCGACTGATATGGGGTACAGGATCACGGCGGATCCATCCGTCCGCCTGGGTCACATCGGGCATGTGACGATCTACCCGGATGATGACATGGGAGGCAACTATGAGCGACGTTGAGGTCCTGCAGGCGGTAAAGCTGTCAATGGGGATTACGGCCACAGTATACGATCCTGAGATCAGCGCCCTGATCGACGCGGCCACGCTCGATCTGCAGCACGCACTTGGCAAGACGGTCAATGTGAGTGATGCCCTGATCCTCCAGGCGATCAAAACGTATTGCAGAATGAGCTTCCGGAGCCCTGCGGATTATGACCGGCTGCGCGCGTCCTATGAGTCTCAAAAGGGTATGCTGCAGATCGCGACCGGATACACAGACTGGGGGGATCTCGATGGTCAGGGCTGACGTCGTCAAACTGGTCGCAGAAAATCCCCAGGCGCATGGTGTCTATGACACCACCGTGCAGGAGGTCCCGCGTGAGGTGATGTGCACCGTCCGCTCGGCGTCCTATCGGGACATCGAGACGGCAGGCTCACAGGGCCTGCGTCCGGAAATCGTTTTCCGCCTGGCTCATGATTTTGAATACCAGGGGGAGAAACTGTGCGAGTACCACGGCATCCGGTACAACATCGATCGGGTGTATTTTAAGGACTCAGAGGACTGGATCGATCTGACATGCTCAAGGGGTGATCCTGGTGTTTGATGCTCTGCTGACTGCTCTCAGATCAACTCAAATCCCGTTTGAGGCGTATGGATGGGATCACAGCCCCGCGGCGCCCTATGGTGTCGTATCCATTGAGGGCCAGGGCGACAGCGTGGCGGCAGATGATCAAATCGTCCATCAGGCCATCCGCGGATCCATCGATTTGTTTGTTAAATCCCCTGCCACTACGTTGATGACCACGGTGCAGGATGCCATCAACGGGCTGGTGGCGTGGCGCCTCAACAGCGTGCAGCATGAGGAGGATACCAATCTCATCCATTACGAATGGATCTATGAGATGGAGGAGCCCTGACATGCCCAGCATCAAGACGGACGGCCTGGACGATGTTTTTGCCATGCTCAAACGCCTGGGCGCCGGCGGAGAGATCGAGGGCGTGCAAAAGCAGGCGGTATATGCCGGCATGGCGGTGATCCGGGACGAGGTGGTTGATCAGATCGAGCACCTGCCTGTGCAAAATGGTTACATCGAGAGCGATAAGCTCCCGCGAAACGTGGTCACGGACCGGGAAAAGCGCGAGCTGCTCAAGCACCTGGGCATCGCGTCCATGGATAACAAAAACGGCACCGTGTCGACGCGGATCAGCTTTGACGGATACACCGATATCCGGACAAAAGCCTACCCCAACGGCCTGCCCGCCATCATGGTGGCCAGGTCGATCAACAGCGGCAGCAGTGTCAGGCAAAAGCATCCTTTTGTCCGTGCTGCACGGGCCGCGGCAAAAGATAAGGCCATCGCGGCCGCCGAAAAAGCGGCACGTGAGGCCCTGGACAAGATTGTGGAGGGATAAACCATGGCAAGTATCGGACTTGTAAAACCGTTTGTTGCAAAATACGCGGAGAGCTCCGGCACGATCAGCTACACCAGCGGCCAGCGATTCGCCAAGGCGATCGAGCATGAGCTGGAGCTGCAGAACGCGGACCCTGTCATCCTGTACGCAGATGACGGCGCTGCGGAGTCCATGAGCGGATTTTCCAGCGGCACGCTGACTCTGACCATCGACAATCTGTCGATTGCGGATGCGGCGCTGATCTTTGGAATCACCGCGGACACTATCACCACGCCCGGAGACGGCACCGGTATCGCGTTTGATGATGACACCAATCCGCCCTATCTGGGGTATGGCATCATCGTGCCCATGATCAAAAGCGGCACCCGCAGCTATAGGGCTATCTTCCTGCCCAAGATCAAGTTCACGCTCCCGGGCGAGAGTTTCCAAACCAAGGGAGAGACAGTGAGCTTTGGGACTTCTGAGCTGTCGGCCACCGTCGTGAGGGACGACTCCACAAAGCATCAGTGGAGATACTGGGCTGAGTTTGCCACAGAGGCTCTGGCGGAGTCCTGGATCAAGTCGAAGCTGAGCATCACCTGATAAGGAGGGCACCATGGGCAGACTCAAGAGCACATCACGGATCGGATCGATCACGATCAACGGGGAGACTTTCCCGGCAGCAATCAACACCGCTGTAATGATCGAGATGGAGGATGCCGGAATCAGCCTGGAGGGGATCCTCTCCGAGGAGACAGGACGCTGGAAAAAGCTCGTTTGGTTGATCGCGACAGTGATCAATACGGGGGAGCGTCTCAGCGGATCCAATGAGAGGGTGTCTGAGGCAGAGGTGGCGGATGCCATCGACATCTCTGATCTTGCAGACATCACTGGACAGATTGCCGTCTTGCTCGGCCAGTCTGGCCGCACGGTGATCGCCGAGCCGCCAAAAAACTGAAACACCATGCAGCTGCAGGTACTCCGGCGGCTGCATGGTTTTTGTTTTATGGTCTCCGCATCGGCCTGACCTATGAGGAGACGCTCGACATGCCTCTGCCTCTGCTGATGGACCTGATCGCCTGCAAGCAGATCAAGGATGAGGGATTTGAGGGCCAGGAGTACAACAACAACAACCTAGACAGCATATTGGCAGTGAGGTGATGATATGGCCGCCAGTGATATCAGTATCCGCTTTGCGGCGGAAGGCGACAGCACCCTGCGGAGCGCGGTGCAGGCCATCGATGCCCAGATGCGGGCACTGAATGATCAGTTAAAAGCCTCTACGGAGGGAATGAAAAACCTGTCGACGCAGGAGGAGGCGTCTGCCAAGCATACCGAGGCGCTTGCCGGAATCATCGAGGCCAGCCGGAGCAAACTGAAAATCCTGGGAGAGCAGTATGACCAGGCACGCGCAAAACTGGACCAACTGGCCGAAGCGATGCGCAAAGCCCAGGAGAGCGGAGACCCGGCGGCGATCGACAAGGCCACCACCGCCTACAACCGCCAGAGCACAGAGGTGTCACGCTTGGAGGGCGCCATGGCGCGCACCCAGGGCGAAATCTCAAAAGCTCAAAACGCCATGCAGGGCACTGCCCAGGAATCCGACACATTTAAAGACAAACTGAGCGGACTGGCAGACGTGGCCAAAATCCAGCTTGCGCAGGAGGCGCTCGGCAAGGTCGTCAGCGCCATGGAGGCCGTCGGACGTGCGGCTATCGATGCGGGAAAAAAGATCTGGGACATGGCTGTGCAGTCCTCACAGTTTGCGGATGACCTGCTGACACAGGCTGCGCAGACGGGGATCAGTACCACAGCCCTCCAGGAATACGCCTATGCTGCGCGTTTTGTAGACACTGAAGTGGAGACCATCACGGGATCCCTCGTGAAGCTGACAAAGTCCATGAGCTCCCAGTCATCCGAGACCAAGAGCGCGTTTGAGCGGCTGGGTGTGAGCGTAACGGACAGCTCCGGCAAAATGCGGGAGGCGGAGGCGGTATTCTGGGATGCCATCGACGCCCTGGGCGAGGTAGACAACGCGACCGAGAGGGACCAGCTGGCCATGCAGCTCTTTGGAAAGTCTGCACAGCAGCTCAACCCGCTGATCAAGGCCGGATCCGAAGAATGGAGAAGCTACGCCGCAGAGGCGCATGATGCCGGTCTGATCCTCTCAGAGGAGGGCGTGAGCGCGCTCGGGACGTTTAATGATGGCCTGCAGCGCATCGATGCCACCATGGAGGCCGCTCAGAGGCAAATCATGAGCGCCCTGGCGCCTGCATTCCAGGTCATCGCGGACGCGGTTGCTGCTGCAGCGCAGCAGTTCACGACGTGGATCCAGACGGACGAGGCGCAGGCGTACCTCGCAGAGCTGGCAGATCTGGTGGGCAAGCTTGCGGGAAAATTCCTGGACAATCTAGAGCCGGCCGTCAGTTTGGTGATTGACGTGATCAAGAGCGTCGCCGGAGCGATTGACTATGCAACGGAAAACTTTGACGCCATCGTGACGGCTATACAGTCCGCAGTGGCCATATTTGTGACGTTCAAGGCCACCATCGCGGCGTTGTCCATCGCTGCACTCCTGACAAACCCCATCGGACAGGTTACCGCCGCCGTCGGAGCGCTAAGCGCCGCTCTGATCCTCCTGGTGACCCACTGGGATGAGGTTAAAGCCGCCGGAAAGAGCTGCTGGGAGGAGATCAAGAAAACATGGGAGCCGTCTTCTGGATATTTCCAGCAGACTGGAGACAAGATTTATCAGGGATTGAGCCAAAAGGTCCCGAACCTGGCCAACCTTTTCAAGATGGCGTGGGATACCATCAGCACCACCTGGGGCGCGTCGGTAAACTTTTTCGTCAATATTTGGGAGTCCATCAAAAACGTATTTTCTTCTGTTAAGAGCGTCCTGGGTGGAGACTTTGAGGGCGCATGGGAGAGCATCAAGGCCATCGGCTCGCAGTGGGCGTCCTATTTTGGCGGAATCTGGACCAATATCAAGCAGGTTTTTGCGGATGTCGGGAACTTTTTCAAGACTCTGTTCTCGACGGCATGGAATGGCGTCAAAACTGTGTGGGATGCCGCAAAGAGCTTTTTCTCTGGCATCGTGACCAACATCACGACGGCATTTAACAGCCTGCCGTCAAAGATCAGCAGCATCTTTACAACGGCCATGAGCGGGATCAAAAACGCCTGGACAAGCCTGACCAGCTGGGCATCGAGCATCGGCAGCACGATCGTCAACAACATCAGCCGGGCGATCAGCACCCTGCCGAGCAAGGCCGCCGGATGGGCCAGAGACATGATGGACGGATTTGGCAAGAGCATCACCCAGTTTATGGACAAGGTGACAGGCCCCATCAAAAGCCTCGCCAGCAAAATCTCGTCTTTCCTGCACTTCTCCCGCCCGGATGAGGGCCCGCTGCGGGACTATGAGACGTGGATGCCTGACTTTGTGTCCGGACTGGCGGCATCCCTGACCAGGAGTCAGCCTGTCCTGGACAAGGCAGTGGCCAACCTGGCCGGCGGGATCGCATCCGGAGCCAAGGGCCTGACGCTGAGCGCTGGACAAACTGCCGCACAGGCGCCTATTGTGCTGCAAGTGGACGGCAAAACTTTTGCCCGTCTGGTGACGCCTTACGTTGACGCCCAGCAGGGCCAGACATGGAGCACCAAGATGGCGCTGGGAGTGGGGTGAGTGCATGAGATTTAACGGGATCAATCCATCAGAGATCAGCTCAAAAATTTTTGTATCGCATGAGGTGATCAGCTCCATTCCGCCGCGGGAGATCAGGATGGTGTCTGCCTCAGATCAATCCTATCTTGCAGGTGTGACCCTCTCCCCCAGAGAGATCCATCTGCATCTCAACATTGCCGGCCGGAACACCGACCACGCCAACGATCTCGCCAGGCGTTTGGCGGCTCTCTTATGCCGTGAGGACCTGGCGGAGTATGAGCCCAGCCACACGCCAGGAAAAGCGCTGAGCGTCATCCTGCAATCCGCGACGGACGTGCGCTGGAAATGGGGCTTTGGTGTCATTGAGTATGTTTTTCTGGCACCGAGGCCGTTTTATCACAGTATCTCCGAGACGGTGATCACCGGCGGCGGCACGGTGAGGATCGAGCCCATGGGCTCTGTCCTCTGCCGCCCCATCATCAGCCACACGATGGCGGCAGATGCGCAGGCGCTCACAATCTCCGCAGGCGGACAGACTATCATGCGGATCCGCAACCCGCTGGGGACTGATCTGCAGGCCGGGCAGATCATCAATGTGGATTTTGCAAGCAGGCTTGTCGAGATCGCCGGACAGCCGGCAATGGCTTTTGTGGACTATACGGCCAGCACGTGGCACCCAAGGATGATCGGTGCCACCGAGATCACACTCAGCGATGCGGGTGACACGACTGTGAGGTGGAGAGACGAGTGGATGTGAGCATCATCACCCTGGACGATGTCCTGCGGGATACTGCGCCAGCGATCGCACTGGAACACAATGAAGGCGAATACACCGTATATGCGGAGCTCCCGGGCTCCTGCGATATCCAGAGCGGCGACTGTATCGGATTTGAGGATATCGACGGGAGATATCGCCTGTTTGAGATTATCAACCGGACGCTTGTGGAGCCGGACAACATCTGGCAGATCAATGCGGTAGACAAGGCCGTCAGGGAGCTGCTGGACGAGCCGATCACCGAGTACAGGGCTCGCGGCGTCACTGTCACCACATTCGTCACCCGCCTGCTGCAGGATACTCGCTTTGCGCTTGGCACGGTGACATCTGTAAGCACAGGCACCATGACGGCATATTATGAGTCAGTGTGGAGCGCCCTGGTTAAGGTGCAAGAGACCTTTAATGTCCTTTTGGTGCCCTATTATGTGTTTAGCGGTGGTGTGATCACTGCCCGTTTGGTGGATATCCGCGACAACGTGGCGGATTACAGAGGCCGCATCTTTGAGCTGGGCGATGACCTCACCGGCATCGACCTGACATATGACGATAGCCAAATCAAAACCGCGCTTTATGGGCGGGGCCGTGGCGTGGAGATCGAGGGCGGAGATGACGACACCGATCCTGCCTATGGCCGGCGCCTGACCTTTGCGGATGTGGTCTGGGACACCGATGACGGGGATCCTGTAGACAAGCCTGATGAGCAGGAGTGGGTCGGCGATCCGACTGCACTGGCGCTCTACGGACGCGGAGGACGGCACCGGTTTGGCTACGTCGTTTTTGATAACATCACGGACGCGGAGGAGCTGCTGACAAAGACCTGGGAGCGTCTTAAGCAAATCTCTGTCCCCAGCATCACGATCAAGGCCACCGTGCAGGACACCGAGCGGCTCCTCGGACGATCACATGAGGCGGTGCGCCTGGGTGATAATGTCCTCGTCCGGATTACCAGGACCGTCGGCAAAAACAAACTCACCACCGATATCACCGCACGGGTGGCAGAGGTGGTGAGAGATTATGTAATGCCGGAGCAGACGAAGCTGACCATCGGCAACATGTCCGTCACGTCCGGCGACATTATCAACAACCTGAGCGCAACTGTGGACAACTATGAGAGCCGGGCGGCGGTCTGGGACAGGGCAAACGCATTTGATATTCAGGGCGTCATGGATGTCATGAATAATCAAATAGTGTCGACGACAGGCCACTGGTACACGGATCCGGAGACCGGTGCCATCATGCTGGTGACATCCGACGGTAACAAGGCCATGAGGCTCACCGGTGCAGGATGGCAGATTGCCGACACAAAGGTGGGCGGAGTATGGCAGTGGCGCACAGCTGCCACCGGCTCCGGAATCGTGGCGGATGAGATCACGACCGGCACGCTTAACTCCGGACTTGTGACCGTCGGAGGGACCGGGACGACGCTGGACGGCACAAGCCTCGAGGTGATGCACCCATCCATAAGCAACACGGCCAAGACGATCATCGATGAGGCTGGCCTGCGGATGATGGATAGCAATGTAATGCTCGGAGGCCTGCTGCGCAAGTCGCAGGATCTCATCTTTTCGGCTGTCCAGGCCCTGTGGAATCCTCAAAATCAAAATCAGTATGTCAAAATCACACCCGGTCTGTATGAGGGTGAGGAGGATGGCCTGGCATTTTACGGCGGTTACTCCGGAGGCCAGTTTGTACAGGGCCTCGGTGCCGCACTGACCTGGTCAATAGGCTACATCGCCCTGCGCGCGCTTGGTAATCGCAACTCGTACTTGTCGATTGCTCAATACATACTGGCTAACTGCACAGACGGAATGAATTTTGTCCCGAAGACAGGCTATAAGTTTGACATGGGGTACAGCGTCCCCCTGCAGATCAAGACACCGGAGTGGGATATCTCCGAGTCCAGCAATGGGCGATATTTGGATATCGGAGCACTGAACGACAATTGCGGCATCCGTATGGACCGCCAGACCGGGAATATCACCTTTTCTTTTATCGACAGCAATGGGACTTTGTCACAATTGACAATCAGGGACATCGACGACGGTATCCAACACGGATAAGGAGTGATAAGTATGGCATTTCCAAGCAGGACGCTGCGGGCGGTGTGTGAGATCTCCAGTGGCACGCTGCAGATCTCACAACGGCCGCCTGCATACACCCATGAGGAGGGCGCATTGTCCGTCATCGTGGACCTGAAAAACAACGGCGCGGCATATGTGCCGGATGCCAGCGTCGTGGCTGGTATGTATCTCTTTTGGCAGGATACACAGTACATGTCTGAGCTTGTGGAGATGGGCATCTCCGGGTGTACCCTCTCCGGCACATTTAGCGGTGCCCTGACGGCAATGCCCGGGTGCCCGATGCTGGTGATCCAGCTCCAGGATACCGACACCAGTGACATCATTGTGGCGGCAGCAGCGCCTATCCAGATCACAAAGATCGAGGGTAATCTGATCGTCACGACAAGGCCGCCCTCTCCGTCCGAGATCATCTATATCGGCAGATCTCCGTATATCAATTCGCTCAATGGCCACTGGATGCAGTGGAATAGCACAGACCACGCATATGAGGACACCGGTGTGGTGGCCAGGGGCGTGCCGGCTACTTTTACGGCCACCGCTCAGGGACTGCCGGCTGGATCCACGCCGACGGCCACCATCACGGGAACCGCCGAGAATCCTGTGATCAATCTTGGCATCCCAAAGGGCGACACGGGTGACACCGGTGCAACGGGTCCGGCTGCAGGATTTGGAACCATTGCCGCGACAGTGGATAACACCAGCGGCACGCCTGGCGTGACGGTTAACACCTCCGGACCTGATACCGCGAAAAATATGACTTTTGCTTTTACGGGATTGAAGGGCGCACAGGGCGATCCTGGTCCCGTGCAGCAGGTTTGCGGAGTATCACCCAACTCACAAGGTAATGTCCTGCTTAAGGGCACGGACATCCCACTGCAGACGATGTCACTGGTAACCGTTAAGCAGGCCATCGATAATGTTGGCGCCACTTTTACTGGTGCCACCTCCTCCACCGCAGGCACAAAGGGACAAACCCCAGCTCCTGCTGCGGGCGATGAAGAAAAACTGCTTACAGGCGCAGGCACGTGGGAAAAAATTACGGGCTCCGATCTGGAGGCCAGCAGCTCGGACACCACAAAGATCGCTACAGTCCTTAGTAACCTTAATGACCAAAAAGCCGACCAAGGCACACTTGCACCTGAATACAATGGCGCTACAGCCCCCGCGGGTGGAATTCCTGGAAACTCTTTCTTTTATCATAATGGAGCATTGTGTTTTACTCCATCGCCGATTGCACAAGATACATCTATACCGTCAGGTATAGAGGTAGTAGGATTGAATAACATTCAAAATATGCTGAATGTTGATTCTGTGAATAATGGTAGTGTAACTGTTTATAAAATTGGAAACATTAAAATTCTCACAGGCGCGCCATATATATCGGGCAATAATGAATGGGTAAATATTACCACAATTCCAGTACAATATGCACCACAATCACAAACATTCGCAATAGCGGCCGGATATGTGACAGACACATTCGCTATAATTTTAACCGCGTCCGGGTCTTTACGGGTGTTTATTCCAACTCAAGTCACAAATCAACAAGTTTTCATAAATATGGTATATACTTAAGGAGGTAGGAAAATGCGTAATATTTTTATCGTTGACGCTACCATTATCGATAGCAATGGATCGTTCGGCAGACCGGAAGGATACCCGAAAACCTTTGATAGCAAGCATTACGGGGACGATGTAGATAAGACTTTCCGCAGGGCTGATGGAGATATGTCGGACGTTTGGGGTGCAATGTGCAAGGTGGATACCCGGCAGATTCAGACCGTCGAACTCAAGGACATTTTCGGAAATCAATACGGGAAAAAGTCTATGGGTAATTTCCCGAATGAAGAGACAAACGCCTAAAGTTAACCTAATGCACCAAGGTGAATAAGATGAACATAACATTTATAAGTTTAATAATTGTTTCTGCGTTTATCATCTTTAGCATTATCCTCTGTCGCATTGCGTCAGAACTTCGGTCTATTGCACATCACTTAGAGCAACTGGATTGGAAGCACTCCAAAGAGTACAAAAGCTGAAGAAAAGAAAGAGTCTTAGTTCACTTAATGCACCGAAAGTTAACTAAGGATTGACGAGACAGAGGGCAAATGTTAAGTATCAGACCATGCGATTACAGGACAGCAAAGGAGTTTGTGGGAGATCACCACAGACACAACAAGCCTCCGGTAGGGCATAAGTTTTCAATCGCTTGCTTTGATGATGACAGACTGTGCGGTGTCGTGATGGTGGGCAGACCGATCAGCCGATACCTTGACGATGGCATGACGCTGGAAGTCAATCGATGCTGTACGGACGGAACACCAAACGCCTGCTCAATCCTGTATGGTGCTGCCACCAGAGCATCGAAGGCACTCGGCTACAAGCGACTATTCACCTACACGCTGCGCAGTGAGCCGGGAACAAGCTTGAAGGCATCGAACTGGGTTTGTGATGGGGATGCAGGTGGAACACACTGGACCGGGAAACGCTACGAAAATCAGTTCCTTGTTCATACAGAACTGAAAACGAGATGGCATAAAGATCTATGAATTTCCCGAAAGTGAACTAAGAAAACTTAAGATAATCCCAAGATAATCCCAAGTTGGAGGAGACATGATAAAGATCAACGCAAGCACCTGTATCGTATGGCCCCAGGGAATGACCCCCAGGGAGTTTAGGGAGTACGTTTACAGGCAGATCGAGATGGCTGGCCGCACCTGCTACAAGAGCGATACGGATACAAACATCACCGAGTGTGAGAGGTTTGTGCGCCAGATTGTCCGTGCCGGTCACGGCGCAATGCTGGAGCATGTGAGCCTGACGGTCATCTTCACCGTGGATCGCGGTATCACCCATGAGCTTGTGCGGCACCGCATGGCCAGCTTTGCCCAGGAAAGCACCAGATATTGCAACTATTCCGGCGATAAGTTTGGCAATGCGGTGACGTTTATCGATCTGCGCCCAGGCATGGAGATCGATCCCAAAACATCCGCTTTGTCTGCGGATGACTTTGAGGCAATCTATGATGAGTGGATCGCGGCCTGTGAGGATGCGGAGCGGCACTATATGGCCATGCTGATAAGGGGTGCAACGCCCCAGATCGCCAGATCGGTGCTGCCCAACAGCGTCAAATCTGAGATCGTGGTGACCGCGAATATCCGGGAATGGCGGCACATCCTGGCATTGCGAGCGCTGGGCACCACCGGTGCACCTCATCCCCAGATGACGGAGGTCATGGGATCGCTGCTGGGGAGGCTGACGCAACTGCTGCCGGCATGCTTTGATGATTTGTCCATTAAGCAATGACTTATCACCCACGCTATGGCGTGGGTGTATTTTTTTAGGAGGTGGGTAAATGATTACCGCAAAGGACGCGATAAGCACGGCGATGGAGCTGCTGGGCACACCGTACAGCGACCTGGACTGCATAAACTTTATTAAACGCATCATCCGGACGGCACCCGGAGGGGATCCCAAATACACTGATGCGCATGTGCCGGCACTCTGGGCATCGTATGACAGCAGCCCCAAATATCGGCACCTGTCCGCCAGGTGGACAAACATCGACAACTTGAAGCCCGGCCGCCTGGTCTTTAAGGGCAAGCCGCTCGGACGTGATCATGAGCCCAGTCATGTGGGCATGTACATCGGCAATGGGCAGGTGATCCACTCCTCATCCGCCAAAGGCTGCGTGGTGATCACAGACGTATATAATGGCCAGTGGACACTGTCTGCGGACAGCACTATGATCAGCCTGGACGAGGATGAGGGCGGCGGAGGCGGGACTGATCCCATCCTGTACCAGGCGCGTGTTATCACACAGCGTGACTCTCTCCGGATGCGGACGGGACCAGGCACCAGCTACTCGGTGATCGGATCTGTGCCAAAGGGCGCAATCGTGGATGTCCTGGCTGAGCCGGATCCAGAGTGGCTGTATATCTCATATCAGTCGCGGACGGGATATGCTGCAGCACAGTATCTGCAGCGTATCGATCCCGCTCCGCAGCCTGAGCCTCAGCCGGATCCTGATCCACGTCCGGAGCCTGAGCCTGATCCGGAGCCTGGATTTGTCACCACGTCCCTCTGCAATGATGAGGGGCAGTACATCATACTTGTCGGCCACTGGCATGTGGTCGATGACTAAGGAGGTAAACAATGGATATAAAGGACAGTTTGATCCATATTGGCGCTGCCGGCATCGGTGCCATGATCTCTTTTTTTACCGGATTGCCTCCGGTCCTGCTGGTCCTGCTTGCGGTGATGACTCTGGACTACATCACCGGGATCATGACAGGGCTTGCCGGAGTCAGCAACAAATCGGATACAGGGGGCCTCTCCTCCGCCACGGCCATGGTGGGTATCCTCAAAAAGATCCTCATTCTTGGCGTTGTGTCTCTGGCCTATCTGCTGGACTATGCCGTCACCCTGGGCGCCGGCGTGGAGTTTGTGGCGGTGTCCTCAGCGACATGCATGTGGTTTATCGCCAGCGAAGGAATATCCATAATCGAAAACGCGGCACAGATCGGGGTGCCGATCCCTGGCGTCCTACGGTCCGCCCTGGACATCATGCGCAAAAAAGGAGACACTCCGCCAGAAAAAACAAAAGAAAAAACCGAAAATATCGAAATAGTTGAGTAAGCACAAAACACCCGGAGGGATTTCCTCCGGGTTTCTTTTTATGCCTGTTTTTGTCTTTTATACTTGACTTTAATAAACTCAAGTGATACAATAACACCGTAGCAAGGAGATGCAAGACCGACAGACCGAGACATGAGGAGGAGACAACAATGGCAAAGTACGATGTACATTTTTCCTGCGGACACACCGAGACAAAAGAGCTCTTTGGGCCCATGGTGGGCCGCCGCGAAAAAATCGCATACTGGGAGGAGAGAGGAGTTTGCTCCCAGTGCTGGAAGGAACAGCAGGACATTGAGAACAGTATCGACTGCGACGAGATCACGATGAGCTACCGCGAGTACAAGACCAGCTATGCGGAGTGCAAGACAAAATCCGGAAGCTACGACGGCAAGGCCAAGACCATTGTGGTTTACGTTCCCAAGAGTGCGTCCGGGGAGTGATCCCCGGTCACCAGCAACACACCAAGAATAAAGGAGAGCACCATGACCGAACGACAGAAAGAGAAACTGGTACAGCGCATCATCGACCGATTCAATATTTGGACAGACCAGAACGGCACTGATGATGGAGATATTTATTACTTCGCATACAAATACAAGCTTTTTCGCGAGGCCACAAAGGAAGAACAGGACGAGATTTACCAAGATGCATCATTCGGGCTCTTCGGCAGCACTTACTAAGATTGACCAACGATAACGAGAGGGAGGAAAAAATGAAAAAGATCATCAAAAACCGTGTCTATGATACTATTACCGCAAAAGAGGTAGGGTGTCGCAGTAACGGAGAGACAGGTATCGACCGTGTCGAGGAAACTCTTTATGTCAAAAAGACCGGCGAATACTTTCTGCATGGGCATGGAGGTGCACGCACCAAATACGCTGTATATGATAGCTGTGGCGGATCCTCCGGCAGCGATAAGATCATCCCGATGACCTACGACGAGGCCAGGGAGTGGGCACAGGAGCACCTGGAGGCGGATGAGTACATCGCCATCTTTGGAGATCCGGAGGAGGAAAGCGGCACCGAGATCATCTCGATCTCTCTCCCCAAGGCCATGGCGGCGCGGATCCGCCGCGAGGCCCAGCAGGAGGGCATTACAATCTCCGGATACATCTCAAATCATCTCGGATAAAACACAGCCCTGGAGGATATCCTCCAGGGCTTTTCCCTTGCAACCAACTTGCAACTTTTTTGCAACTTTTTTGCAACTTTTTTGAGATGGTCTCAAGATAGTCGCAAAACCAAAATCCAACAATACCAAAGATTTTTCTTTCCTTACTTTCCATCAGATACCAAAAGCGCAGAACGATGATTTATGCTTTGCCAAATGGCATTTTGCGTTAAAACAAAAGGAGATTTCCGAACGTTCGGAAATCTCCTTGCAACTTTTTTGCAACTTTTTTCGAAGCCTGCAACGTCAACGCCTGGAAGGTCACCAGGCGGCATCCTGTACCTGCAGATCACCCTTGACGGCCATGAGTGCATCCCGGAGATGGGTGTCCAGATCCTCATCTCCACTGACGGCCTTTTTGATCTCCGCATAGACCTGAATGGTCATTTTGTAATCCGCATGCCCGAGCCACTGCATGGCCACTGTGAGAGGGATCCCGGCAAGGTAGCAGGCCGTGGCATAGTTGTGGCGGAGCTGATGGGGAGTGATCCTCCCGATGCCGGCGGACTCAGTCATCCGGTGCAGGCGGCTATAAAGTGAGGTGTGCAGGAGCGGCCTGCCGTAAATGTTCGGCGGACATACAAAGGCATCCGGGAGGCCGCGCCTGGGAGCGAGGATTGCGACAAGCTGTGGAGGCATGGGCACCCGGCGATCAGATGCCGCCGTTTTGAGGGCGCCGATCTTTTTGCCGTCCATCACCGCCTCATTCTCGATCACCGCCCTGCAAATGTGGATTTGCTTTTTGTCCCAGTCGATGTCCTGCCATTTGAGGCCCAGCACCTCGCCGATCCGCGCGCCGGTGTAATATGCGAGCTGCACGACGATACCATAGGGATCACCGGCGGCCACCTCCAGCAGCTTGCGGAGATCCTCGGTGCTGGGAGCGGAGCGCTTTGACGGATCCTTGATTTGCGGATCCACCAGGGCAGAGCTGGGATCATACTCCATCTGCCGGTTGACGACGGCATACCTGCAGGCGCTGCGCAGCAAA